TTCACCGGCGGAGACTTCGGCGCGGTGGTCATGGCAGGGACCTAAGCGCCCAGTGCGCGATCAGCAGCGCCTCGGCCCTGTTGTGGTCCTTGACCAGCGCCAGCGGCGCGCCAGGGTAAAGGGTGAGCGCCTTCTGGATCGCGGCACGCTTCTCCGCATCCAGCCCATAGAACCCCTTCCACGTCTGCGGGTCGACGGCGGTGAACTGCAGGCGGAGCACCTCGAGCACCGCCTCGATGGCGCCTAGAGTCCGCATGAGCGAGCCCTGGGTCTGAACGGCGTTGTTCGCCTTGCCACCGATGGTGTGCACCGCCTCGATGGCCACCACGCAAGGCTCGCCCACAGGACAGAAGTCGCGCACGATTCGAGCCAGAGCGCCACCATCGATGCGGCGTCGGATCAGGCCGGTGCCGGCCAGGGCCACGGTGGGCAGGTCGCGGATGGCGCAGGTGCCGCGCGAGTCGGCGAATGCGATCGCGCCGGTCAGGCCCGGATCGATGCCCACCGCGATCATGAGCACCCCTTCGAGCCGGCGCCGGTGATGGCCTGCAGGATCTCGATCATCAGCCACGCGCCGGCGCAGAGCCATACGACCACCACCAGGAGCGCAGCGATCAGCAACCACTGCGGCAGGTTCACGCCCAGGAAACGTGGACGCTTCATCGCCAGGTCCCCCAGAGCGCGACGCTGGCCAGCGCGCACAGGCCGGCCGCGAGCATAGCGATCAGCACCAGGCGCACGGCCAGGCGCGGCGGTGCGGCCGGCTCGAGGTCAGCATCGCGATCGGCGTCGACCGCACGCTGCAGCGCGGCGGCCTCGAATTCGGAGTCATCGTGGAACAGCAGCGACATCGGAGGTCTCCTGGGGTTGAGCGAAAGCCGCGGGAATGCGCATCGGACAGGTGCCATCGGGCCAAGCCATGAGCGACACGTCGAGCAGCAGGTGCGCCGGCCGCAGCGTCCACAGGACCGGCAGTGAGTCGTTGCGGCGTGCGCAGCTCGAGCAGCAGTCCGCCGGCGACGACGGTCGGCAGGGATCAGGCTCCAGGCGTGGAGCACCGGGATGGAAAGTCATGCCCGCGAGTCCCGAACCATGCCGGGCGGCAGCGCGGACGGGTCGATCGGCCGGAACTCGCCGTAGCTGACCGTCTGCGCCGGCCGCGTCTCGCGGGCCGCCTTCACGAAGGCCAGCTGCCCGGCGGTCAGGCGTTCGCCGGCACGCTGTCGCGCCTCGAGATCCTCGAGGCAGGCGGTCGGCTTGCGGGCCTTCCAGGAGCTGGCCACCTTCGAGATCTCGCCCGCTAGGCGCGCGAGGTCGGCCTTCGGCGGCGGCAGCAGGTCCTGCTGCTTCGGAGGGCGAGCCGGAGCACGCAGGCACAGCGCCCGGAACTCCGGCAGGCTCGGCGGCCGCGGCGGCAGGTTTTCGAGCCCGTAGGAGATCGCCTCCGGGAACGTGCGGAAGCACCGCAGCTCGCGCTGCCACGTCTGCCGCAGGGATTCGACGTGCTCATCCGCCTTCAAGTGCGCGGGCCGCGCCCAGAGCCGATCGAACTCGGCACCGTAGTTGCCGCGCATGGCGGACCAGATGCGGTGCACCCAGGTGCCCGGCAGGAACGGATCCAGGTCGCCAGCTTCAGGCGATGCGTCGGGGTGTGACATCGATGACCTCCTGCACCGGCGCGGCCGGCTTCCGTGCCGCGGCTTGCGGCGGATTGACCATCAGGCTCGCGACCTCAAGCTGCGCAGAGACGCGATCGCCAGATGCGCTCGAGCCGAAGCGCTGCCGGTCCTGGGGCGTGATCCAGTCCGCGTGCAGGCCCTGCGAGCCGCGGAAGCACCAGATGCGCAGGAACGCCTCGAGCGAGAGCTTCGCCAGGGCCGCCTCCTTGCGGGCCTGCTGCAGCACCACGTCGCTGACCGGCGCGCGCTTCTTGCGCCGCAGGTCCAGCCACGCCGTCCAGACCTCGCCAGCGACGTCGTCGGGGCACGGTAGGGCCGGAGCCGCGGCAGCGCGCTTTCGGGCCGGCGTTGAGGCTGCAGCGGCCTGCGTTGGGGCGGATTCCGGCGTCGAAGACGACGGAGTGCTCTCTCCTACGTCAGTAGGAGAGATAGATAGTATTCCCTTCTCTTCTCTTCTCTTGGATGCTGTTTCACGCGGGACAGCAGCGTGACGCGAGGGTGACTGTCCTTGTGACACGGTGCCCGTGTCCTGCGGGACAGCAAGCGGACCGCCGACAGGCATCCCGGCGCTGATCCATTGGTCAAAATCGAGAGTGGTCACTGACGTACCGTGCCGCTGGTTGTGCTTTCGAACGCGCGCGCACTCCGAAACCCACCGCTGGCGGAGCTTCGAAGACCACGCGTCGAGCGCAATCTCACAAGTGACCGCGTGGTAAAGCCGGCCATCCGAGCACTCGATGAAGCCGCGCAGAATTGAGTCACGCACCTGTCCCCAGGACAAATCGATTTTTCCGCGTGACACGTAACCGGCCTTGTCGGCGAGCCACTTCTCGTTGTTCGGGACCGAGCCGGCCGGCACCTCGTGCCAGGCTGCGCACCAGAGCATCAGCGCCGCCCAACAGATCTCCGGCGGTTGGTCGACCACCAGCTCGGAGCCGCGCAACCGCGCGACGTCGAGGCCCATCCGCGGGAAGTCGCGCAAGTCGACCTCCGGCGGCACCAGCGGAGCGGGACGCGGATCGGTCATGCGGAGCCCCTCGGCGTGCCGATCACCTGCTCGATCTGCGCCGCGTTGCCGGCGGCGAGGTTTTCCTCCACCACGTGCATCGCCTGAGCGACGGAGAATTGCCGCTGGTCGAGCATCGCCACGAACTGGCCAACGGTCTGCGAGAGCACCGCCACGATCTCGATCACCTCCAGGCGGTCGGCGAAGGGCCGCAGGGCCTCGAGCATCGCCAGCCGGGCCTCGATGACCACCGGCGACGGCGGCGTGGAATTCAGACTGCCCATAGGCCTCCCGGGAGCCGCTCGAGCGCGTCAGCGCAGGCGGGATTGATCCAGGCCACCTCGCGGCGCACCTTCGTGCCGCGGCCGGCCGCGATGCGCGAGTCCGTCTCTTCGCGCCGCCAGTCGCCCAGCATGCCGGAGTAGAGCTCGGAGTCGTAGCCCGACACGATCACCATGCCGCGCAACTCCAGGAGCACCTCGAGCAGCTCGCCGTGGTCCTCGTCGGACATTTCGCAGCGGTACCCGCCATTCGAGCGCATCACCCGGGTACCGTGCAGGTAGGGTGGGTCGATGAAGTGCAGGGTCTGCGGCGAGTCGTGCTGCAGTAGCACCTCCAGCGCCGGCCGGTTTTCGATCAGCACGCCCTGCAGCCGCTGGCCGACCGCCGCCAGGCAGTCCGGGTAGTTCACCCAGAACTGCATCGCATTGGCGCTGGCGCGGCGGAGATCCTGCCGCATGCCGGTGGACTTCTTGTGCGCCCCGTTGGAGCCAAAGCCCATCTGCGCGCGGATGCAGAGCCGGCGCGCGCGCTCAACCGGATCCGCGTCGCCTTCCCAGGCTTCGTCGAACTCGTCGCGCGCGAACGGCGTCAGGCGCAGCTGCTCGATGAGCTGCTCACGCTGGTCGGCGTGCCGGAGCACGGAGAAGAAGTTCACCACCTCGCCGTCCAGGTCGTTGTAGACCTCGCCGATGGCGCGCGGCTTCTGCAGCAGCACGCCGGCAGCGCCACCGAACGCCTCGGTGTAGACCTCGTGGCCAGGAAAGAACTGCAGCAGCCACGGCGCCAGGCGGAACTTGCCGCCCATGTAGCGTAGAGCCGGCTTGGTCACGATCATTCGTTGCCCTCCGGCTCGAGCAGGACGTCGAGGTCCATGCGGTTCAAGTGCTGGACCAGCACGCGGGCCTCCTCCTTGGACCAGACGAAGGGCACGGTCCCGCGCCAGCAAAACAGCCGACCATCGGACGCCAGCGCCACGGCGAACTGATCCAGGCCAGGCGCGAAGTCCAGCTGCACACCAGGTGGAATGACGGGCTCGGCGACCGGCGCCGGCGCAGCGAGCTGCTGCACCGGGCCCGGTTCGAAACCCAGATTGTGATTCACCACTACGCCGCCAGCCGGCAGCACCACGGTCTCGGGCTCGTCCCGCTCGGCCGCCGGCAGGCCGCGCGTGGCGCGGAGCCAGTCTGAGAGCTGCGGCGTGCGCTCAAGGTCGGCAGAGAAGCCGCCGTCAGCACGCGGGTGGATGGCCACCACCTTGGAGAGAGCCGCGGCCGGCTCGTGCGCCTCGAGGATCGGCGGCGCCGGCGGTGGATTCGGGTCGACCACCGGCTCGATGACGCCTCGAGGCTCGTGCGCCGGGTCGCCAGCGCCAGTGACCTGATCGCGATCGGGAGAACCGCCGCCCACCGCGAGCTCGCCGGTGGTCCGGCGCACCAGCTCGTAGAACACCGGCCCGCGCCCAGAGATCCCGATCTCGGCCTCGCGGTTGACGTAGCCGGCCTCGTGCGCCGCCTCGAGCGCGTCGCGCACCTGCGACGGCGTCAGCCCGCGCAGCTCGCCGGCGACCATGCCGGCGGTGGCGCGCGGCCTGCGCGGCAGGATGGTCTCAAGGTGGGCCAGCACCCGGTACGCCGCCGTGCCGGGTTTCGGAGGGAAGCCGCTCATGGCGCGACCGAGCTAGGCAGGTCGGACGGGCCGCCGGTCGGCGGTTCACCCAGCGCGGCGTCCGGCGGCGGTACCGGCCGCTTCTTGCGGCGAGTCACGCCCTGGCGCGCGCGCAGCGACGTGCCACGCGGAGCGCGAGCATCCGGCGGCGCCGCGAGCGAGACGTCGACCAGCGACTGCACGTAGGGCTGGAATGCCGCCACGGTCACGATGCCGGGGTTAGCAGACTTGCCGCTGCGGATGTTCCAGAGGGTGCCGACCGGCACGCCGGAGAGCTCGGAGAGCTTCTCCAGCTGCGGCTGGCGCAGCAGACCCAGCGCGGTGGCGACCTGGGCCAGAGTGGGGACGGGTGGGATCATCATGCCGCCAAGCGTAGCAAAAATGCGGCGAACTGTCGAGCGAACGCGCGGAAGCACCTGCAAAAGTGGATATCCACAGGACTGACGCCCGGCTAAGTGCGTACTTATGCACAGCTCCCGCGTGAAATTCTCGGGTTAGCCCGTTGACTGTTGGCTTGCAGATAGGCACAGTCAAGTCATCGCGCAACACCGCGCGACAACAGGAGCGCCGAGATGAACACCACCACGAAGACGAAGCCCACCGCCAAGAGCCCCGCGCAGCAGCGCCGCGATGAGATGCTGACGGTGATCGCGATCAGGCACCTGAACCTCCAGACGCTCGAGACGCGCAACAGCGACGCGCTGGACTTCAGCGACCAGGCCACCTGGAGCATCAAGGCTGCGCTCGAGGCCGCCTACGAAGCCGGCGCGCAAGCCGCGATCGCCGCCACCGCCGGCCGCCGCTGACCGCACCCGCGAGCCCGGCGAGTCCGGGCTTGGGAGTGCGGCCGCCGGCCGCCTACACAGGAGCCCCGAATGAAGACCCCCCTCACCTTCGCGCAGCGCCACCCCTTCTACATGACGGCGGAGACGACCCAGCGCACCATCGAACTCGGCCGCGCCCTGCGCGCGGAGATCCAGCGCCGCCGCACCAGCGTGACCCTCACGGTCGACGCCAGCGCGCTCGACGCCGCCCTGCGCGGCACCCTGCACTCCACCGCGCGGAGGGCAGCATGAGCACCACCATCAAGCCACGCGCCGCCGCGCGCATCATCCCGACCCGCCGCCCCTTCCTGTTCCGGGTCTGGCGCAACCTGTACGCCCGCTACCTTCGCTGGTGCGAGCGCTCGGTGATCGATGAACGCGAGGGCTACAAGCAAGCCGGGATCCCGCTCGGCCCGGACTACGAGCGCAACAGCGTGCGCCAAGAGGAGATCCTGCGCGTGCGCATCGCCGACCTGGAGAACAGCTGATGCGAGTGAACGCCCCCACCACCCGGGACCGGCAGAGCTTCCTCGGCGGCACGGACGCACCAGCGGTGCTCGGCGTGAGCGCCTGGATGACGCCGGTCGACCTCTGGCGCCTGAAGACGGGCCGCGTGAAACAGGAGCCGAACGAGCAGCGCGATCGCCGTCTGGCGCGCGGCAAGAAACTCGAGCCATTCATCTGCGACATGGTGGTCGACAAGCTGCGCGACGAAGGCCACGACGTCAAGCTGCTGGCGCGCAACGAGCGCTACACCGACCCAGAGCACGCCTTTCTGTCGGTCGAGATCGACATGGAGCTGCTGCTGGACGGAGAGCACGTGAACGTCGACGCGAAGTCGGTCGGCGGCCAGGCCCGCCACAAGTGGGGCCAGGAGGGAAGCGACGAGATCCCGATCGACTACGCCGCCCAGTTCATGGATGGCCTGATGATCACCGGCCGCGAGCGCTGCCTCGCCGCCGCGCTGCGCAGCTTCGATGACGTCGACGTGTACTGGCTGAAGCGCGACCAGGAGACGATCGACGGGATGCGCGCGAAGATGGTCTCCTTCTGGAAGGACCACGTCGAGCGGGATACGCCGCCCGACCCGGTCAACTTCGCCGACCTGCGCGCGCTCTTCGCCAAGCCGGAGCCGCGCCGGGTCGAGGCCACGCCGGAGATCCTGGATGCGGTCAGCGAGCTCGGCCAGATCAAGGGCCGAGTCGAGGCCCTGAAGGCGCGCGAGGAACACCTTCGGTTTCTGATCGCCAAGCACATGGGGCCCGCGGAGACGCTGTCCAGCGGCGTGCGCGACGTGATGAGCTGGGGCAACGAAAGCCGCGTCCAGTTCGAGCTCGAACGCTTCAAGCGAGAGCACCCCGACTGGTACGCCCTCTTCACGAAGACCACCACCACCAGGGTGCTGCGCCGCGCCAAGTCGCGCTCGGCCGGCACCCGCTGAAGGACCACCACAATGAGCAGCATCGAACTGATCACCCGCGACGTCTACCTCCGGCACACCGCCGGCGACGGGAGCACCAGCGTGCGCGA